AATCGAACGGTGCCACAAGGAGCTTGCGGCAATCGAGGCAGAGATCCGCGCGGGGAACCCGGACCTTCGGGGACTCTGCCTGGCCCTCGCGGAACTGGTCGGCGGAGTTGCGGATGATTTCGAGGCTCAGCCCATAAAGAAAAGCCGCCCCTTTCGAGGCGGCTTGGGGTGAGGCAGGTGGGCAGTTTCTACTTGACGATCTTGTAGAGCCGGTCGCCAGCCTCGTTCTTCGAGGACTCGATCTTGATGTCCTGCTTCTTACCGGCGATGGAAATGAACCCGCGCACGCTATGCTTCTGCCAGCCTGTTGCGGTCATGATCTCGGCGAGGGTTGCGCCCTTGGCTCGTCCGATCAGGGCCATAATCATCGCGCCCTTACTCTCGGCGCGCGGTGCGCTGGCTTCTTTCGCGCGGGCGGGCTTGGCAGCCTTCTTCGTGGCTTTGGCTTCCTTCTTCGGCGCAGCGGCTTTCTTCGGGGCTGCCGCCTTGGCTTTGGCACCCTTGGCGGTCTTCTGGCCCTTGGGCGCGTCCTTCTTCTGGCTGGCACCCTTCTTCGAGGGGGCCTTCTCCGGCGCGACGTGCGCGCCCTGTTCCGCAACGGCGGCGGTCTCTGTGGTTTCGATGGCTTCGTTGGTCTTCATTTGGCTTTAGTCCTTTTCGCTCAGTAGCTTGTGCGGTGTCTCCGCACCACGATTCATCACTCCGGTGCGCCCGGAAGGCAAGTCAATTCTTCAGGAAAAAATGGGCGTCTCTCTCAGGGCTTACGCACGGATGCGCGGATGCAGCCTGACCGCCGTCCAGAAGGCGATCTCCAGCAAGCGGATCACGACGCTCGCGGACGGGACCATCGACCCCGAACGCGCCAATCAGGACTGGGCGAAGAACACGTTCGCGGGCCAGACGATCCATAAGGCGAACGCCGCATCGTCTGATCGCCTCCCGTCGGTGCATGAGGCAACGGTTGGATCGGGAGATCCGGTTACCGCGTACCTGCGGGCGCGCGCAGTCAAAGAGAGCTTCGCTGCACGAACCGCCCAACTGGAATACGAGGAGCGCGCGGGCAAACTGATCCCGGCAGTGCGCGCCTCCGAGTACGCCGCGACCTTTTCGTCCATCGTCAAGGACGGGCTGATGGCCATGCCGGATCGTGTGTCGCCGATGCTCGCCGCCGTCGATGACGAGAAAGCGATTCATCGGATGCTGGCCGCCGAGGTCGCAGCAGTGCTGCGGAAGGTGAGTAAGTCAGTCGCGGACGCGGGTCTTTAAAGATGACGCCACTCTCTATTCACGAAGTCGGAGCAGCGGCGATGCTGCCGCCGCGAGACATCCTGGTTTCGCAGTGGGCCGACGAGAACCGCGTGCTCACGGGCGGTGCGTCCGCCGAGCGGGGTCAGTGGCGCACTCGCTCCTATCAGCGCGAGCCGATGGATGTGCTCAGCCCCGGCCATCCGTGCCGCCAGGTAGTGTTGCTGTCGGCGGCTCAGATGATGAAGACCGAGGTCCTGCTGAACTTCCTCGGTTTCATCGCCGATGTAGATCCGGGCCCGGTACTGGTGGTCGAGCCGCGCACCGAGGATGCCAAGGCGCTCTCGAAGGATCGCGTGGCCCCCATGTTTCGGAGCACGCCTGTGCTGCGCGGGAAGATCGCGCCCGTCAAGTCGCGCGACTCCAACAACACGACGCTGCACAAGGTGTTCGTCAATGGCGCTGGGCACATCACCTTCACCGGGGCGATCTCGCCGTCGGGTTTGGCGATGCGGCCGATCCGTTATGCGCTGCTCGATGAGGTGGACCGGTACCCGGCCAGCGCAGGCACCGAAGGAGATCCGGTTTCCCTCGCCATCCAGCGCACGGCTGAGTTCCAGCACAACACGAAGATCGTCATGGCTTCGACGCCGACGATCAAAGGCATCAGCCGGATCGAGCAGGCGTGGAAGGAAAGCGACCAGCGCGACTTCTTCGTGCCGTGCCCGAAGTGCGGTCACTATCAGGTGCTGGTGCTGGGCGACGGAACCGGGCCGGGTCTGGTGTGGCCCGAGGACCTGCCCGAGGAGGCGATGTACCGGTGCGCCGGTTGCCGCGAGTTGATTCCTCCTCACCAGAAAGCGTGGATGGTCGAGCGCGGTGAGTACCGCGCGCAGAACCCTTGCTCAAAGATTCCGGGCTTCCGCATCTCGCAGTTGATCTCGCTGAAGCGCCCGTGGGGTTCGATTGCGACCGAGTTCGTCGCGGCAAAGAAGTCGCCCGAGACGCTCAAGGCGTTCATGAACACGGTCCTCGCGGAACTGTGGGAAGAGAACCACGAGGTGCCGACCGACGCGCGGGCGTTGTGGAATCGCTGCGAGCCATTTGAAGCGGAGGCGCCCGACGGCGTCGCGCTCATCACGGCGGGCGTCGATGTGCAGGCCGACCGCCTCGAAGTCGAGATCGTCGGCTGGGGCCGCGACGAGGAGTCCTGGTCGATTGCACACCACGTGATCCCCGGCGACGTGATGCGCAACGAGGTGTGGGATCACCTCGAAGGCTTGCTCCTTGCCGAGCATCTGCACGACTCCGGTCAGACGCTGCGGATCGTGGCCGCGTGCATCGATTGCGGGTTCAAGGATGGGACGGTGCTGCGGTTCACGCGCGACCGTTATGCGCGCCGGGTATACGCAGTGAAGGGACGCGCGGGCGAGTCTCCGATCTGGCCTCGCAAGCCGAGCCGGAAGAACCAGACGCCTTTCTTCATGGTCGGCGTGGACGCCGCGAAGACCGCGCTTTATGACCGGCTGAAGATCGGGGAAGTCGGGCCGGGATACTGCCACTTCCCGATTGGGCGCGATCAGGAGTACTTCGATCAACTCACCGCCGAGCGGAAGTTCACGCGCTATCACAACGGCTATCCGAAGCAGGAATGGCGGAAGCCTCCCGCCGCGCGGAACGAAGCCCTCGATTGCCGCGTGTATGCCTATGCCGCGTTGCAGGCGCTCTACGCCAGCGGTTTGAAGCTGGGCGTCCACTGCGACCGCTTCGCGAAGATGGCTGGCTCGCGGCGCAAGGGGGCGAAGACGATTCCGCCGACGGTGGTCGCGGCGAATGTTCCGCCCCCGGAGCCAGCGGAACCGCAGGAAAACGAAGTGCGCATCCCTGCGCCGTTCGAGCGCGCGGAGCAATGGATACCGCGCCGCAATTGGTTTGGAGGCAGATGACATGGCTCTGACGGTTCCACAGTTGCAGTCGAATCTCGACGCGATCAACCAGGCCCTCGGGAATCCCACGTTGCGGGTCCGGTTCCCGGACGGGCGCGAGGTGACGTATCGCTCCGTGGACGAACTCCGCAAAGCGAAGGCCGAGATCGAAGAGGACATCCGCCAGGCCAGCGGCAAGAGCGGGAGCCGCACGACACTCGCGCAGCACAAACGCGGAGACGGTCCAAGTGGTCCATCGCTATACGACCGCTGGTAAGCGGCAGCCTGAATGAATTTTCTCGACAAAGCCATCGGCGTTGTTGCGCCGCAGCGCGCGCTGCAACGGGTGCGGAGCCGCGTGGCGCTGGAACTGACCCAGGACTATCTGGATCGGCACGCGCAACGGTTCAGCTACGACGGAGCGACCGCAGGGCGACGCGCGCATGGCTGGTACGCCGCCTCGACGGACGCCAACGTCGAGTTGATGGGATCGCTCATCTGGCTTCGAAACCGGAGCCGCGATCTGATCCGCAACAACCCGTACGCGGCGCGGGCGATTGAAGAGTTGGCCGGGAATGTAGTCGGGACCGGGATCGTTCCGAAGGCGAAGACCGGCAGTGTTGCAATCGACAAGATCATCGACGCCGAGTGGCCTTTCTTCGCGGATGCCTGCGACACGCCACAGCGCCTGGATTTCTTTGGGATGCAGACGCTGGCGGTCCGAACGATGGCGGAAAGCGGCGAAGCGCTGGTGCGGTTCCGCCCGCGTCTTACCTCCTCTAATCTTCGCGTTCCTCTTCAGCTTCAAATGCTGGAGGCAGATTTCCTGGACCAGTCCCGAACCATGGGGCTGATCAACGGCCACGTCATGGAGGGCGTTCAGTTCGACGAATTAGGCAGACGCGCAGCCTACTGGCTGTTCAGTTATCACCCGGGCGGTGTTCTGATCCTGAATCCGCGCGGCGGAATCATCAGCCAGCCCGTGCCGGCCGATCAGATCATGCACGTCTATCGCGTGCTCCGGCCCGGCCAGGTGCGAGGCGTTCCGTGGCTTTCGCCCGTGATGATGGCGCTCCGGGACCTCGACGATTACTGCGACGCGGAACGGGTGCGCAAGAAAGTGGAGGCCTGCGTCACCGCGTTCGTGCAGCAACCGGAAGGCATCGAGGGCGATCCGCTCGGCATTTCCGGCACCGACCCGGTCACGAAAGCGCCCGTCGAAACGTTTCAGCCGGGGATGGTCGAGTACCTGAAGCCGGGACAGGAGATCAAGTTCAACAATCCTCCGGCGGCAGGCGGTTACCGCGAGTACAAGATGACCGAGTTGCAGGGAATCATGGCTGGCATCGGCCTGCCGTACGAGCTCGGCACCGGCGATATGTCGCAGGTGAATTACTCCTCGTGGCGCGGCGGCATGCTGGGGTTCCGCAACACGGTGGAGGCGTACCGCTGGCTCACTCTGATCCCGCTGTTCTGCATGCCCGTGTGGCGTCGCTTCGTGGATACGTTGATCCTTCAGGGGAAGATCCCGCAGAAGGCGCTCGATGATCCGAAGATCGCCGTCCATGCGGTGCAGTGGACCGCGCCGAAGTTCGAGAGCGTCGATCCGGTGAAGGACGCGGCCGCGGAACTGAAGATGATCAGGACCGGGACGCTCGATCTGTTCGAGGCGATCTCGCGCAACGGATACGACCCGGAAGAGCGGTTGCAGAAGATCGCGCGCGTCAACAAGATTCTCGACAAGCTCGAAATCATTCTGGACTGCGACCCGCGCAACGTGACGGATCGCGGCCAGGAACAGCCTGCCGCAAGCGACGAGCGCACGCCGAGTTCGAAGCCCACTATGCCCGGTTCGAAGGCCCCCGCCGTTTCGAATGCGGATGCCGAAGCCATCGCGGAGTTGTTCTCGGGGACGCCCGCTTCGCGGTCCTGGGATTCGCCCTCACGAATATTTCGCTCGTAGAAAAAGAGGTTCAAACCATGAAAGCAAATCAGGCGCTTGAGTTCTTCGCCGCGTCCGATGCAAAACCTGTCGCCAGCACGGCCAACGAGAAGGACGGCACGATTGACGTCGTCTGGTACACGGGCACGCAGGT